GACCGAATAGCTCATAGCTGCCCATAAGATCCCAGCTATTAGCATCATGACGATAATCGATAATTCATTCATTACTAGCTCCCGATACTGGGAGCGACGTTCGCGCTCCCGATGTAAAGAGTGAAGCAAGAACGCGTCTAGGTCAAGATTCCCGCTTATCTGTCGGCGTGTCGATTGGCGGTTTCGGCTTGGACTTTAATCCGTTACCCGCTAACACTCCGCCCAGTGATCCAGTTAAGAAGATCGCCAGAGTCTTTAGAAGATCGATAAAGGCTGCATCGTTAGGAGCTTGCGCTCCGATCGGCTGAGTAACGAAGATAAGGGCGTAAGTAATGCCAAGAGTGACGATCAAGAAGACGAACGCTAAAGTCGCGCCGATGATGAGAATAAGCTGCGCGTGTATGTCCTCGGGTGTTCTACGTCTTTCGGGCCTGTGGAGCTTCTTCTCCAAGGACATCTTTAGTGCAAGTTCCAGTAGGGACGCACTCTGGCGGGTTACACCGCGATTCTTTCCAGTTCTCATAATCTTGGCACTCGTAGCGAATCCAGCCCTGATAACCACACGCAGACAGCCCAGCCGAAAGGACTAAGGCCAGACCGCCCGCGAGTAGTCTCCGAGTCACTTCCCCTGTAACCCGAAAGCTGAGTCTTTAGGATTAAGCCAGCGCAGAACGACAGGCAGAACAGCGGCCGCGCCAGCTGTAAGAATCGCCTTCGGATCTGTTACGCCCGCCAAGTAAACAGCAAGAGACGCAGCTGCGAAGCTACGCGCCCAGCTTGCGAGTAACGCTTTTAAGCTTTCCATCTTTCTTCTCCTTGATCTTCGGCTTCGCTGCCGATTGAGTAGGTACTTCGACGATCGGATAATCGCCAGCATAGGCGACGAACTTAGGTCGTCCGAAGCCTACGATCTCTTTACCGCTTAGGAACTCCCGCTCTTTAATCATGACCATTCCGCCGTTACGCTGATCGCCAGTTCCCGAAGTATTACCTTCGATCGTAATAACCGTCTTAAACTTAACTCCTACGACGATTCCTATGTGCGAGATACGATCGACTCCATCATGCGGAAAGTCCATAAATGCAAGATCGCCGATCTTCGGTTCTGCCACGACCCAGCGATTTACTTCTTTTAGCTTATGCGCTCCCGCAGCTGTAGAGACCATTGATGGAAGCTTTACGCCCGCATGATGGAAGCACCAATTTACGAAAGATCCGCACCAAGGTAAGCCGTCGGCCTTAGTAAACTTTCCGTACTTTGTAAGGTTATCGCCTTCTTCGACTGTACCGACTTCCGCCAATGCTACTTCTACGACTTTCGCAGCTGTTCCAATTGGGTAAGTCATGAGAGAAGTAACTTCGCTTCGTTTTCGGTAATGCCAAGCTTTGTTAGAAGAGCGGCCTTTTCCGCCGCTTTAGCTTCTTCTTCTACTTGCTTCGCTGCTATAACTTTTGCAAGATCTAGACGCGCTTTAGTTTCGGCGGCTGTTTCGTCGCGTTCTACGATTGTCTCTTCTAAAGTTGTCGCGTTTATAGTCTTTTCGATTATCTTCATGTTATGCCTGTCCGTAGATGTAGATAGTTCCTGCGTCGAAATTACCGAACTCGGAGTTAATGCTAATGCTGGAGACAGTAGCCGATCCCGTCCAATAACCGCCGATAGCGTACTGCTTCGCACCAGTTCCGCCAGCGGCAGCTCCAGCACCATGTAAGACTTTAATTCCTGAAGTATTGCCACCCGATACCATTAAGTAACCGCTCGTCAAATTAGAAGCAGAAGTAGTCATCTGAACGAGTCGGATACTGCTTCTAGCTGTGTCGTTTTCATAGTTTAATGTGCTTGTTGAGTAAGTAGCTTCGTAGTTATTACCGATACCGAACTCTCCGTAATTGTTGCCAGTATCTGCATTAAATCGAATACGGAACTCGCTCTGGGCTGTTGCCGATGAAGCACCTGTAAAGTAAATAAAGAACTTGTCATAGCCTGAAATGCTGGAGACAGTTATTGTTTGCGCGCCTGTTAATGCTGTTCCGCCCGAGTTAATTAAAGTCCATGCCGCAGCTCCACCCGCGGGAGTCGCCCAAGTTGGAACTCCACCCGCCACAGTAAGTATCTGGCCGCTTGTCCCGATAGCCAGTCGCGTGTTCGTATTAGCTGTAGCCGATCTATAAGCGATGTCGCCTAAGGTCGTCTCTGGGTTAAGAGCTTTTACGGTAGCGTCTACCGAATCTCCTAAAGTCTCGATAGCTGTCGCTCCGTCTTTTACCAAGTCGGTCGAAGTCGGAACGCTCCAGCCATAATTCGGCGTAGTAGTTGCCATCTATGTCTCCTTTATGCGACTACTGTCGCGTTTATCCAGTCTAGTGTAGGGCTAACGGTGTTCCATGTTTCGGAAGCTGGCACGTCGTTCCAGCGGAACGCGTCGAGCGAATAAGCGATCGGCGTAACGTAAAGATCAACAGCCAGAGAGTTATACCCAGCCGAGAATCTCCAGCCTTCGACGAAGCCTTGGAAAGCTAGACCCATGTTCGCGGGTAAGTCTGTAATGTTTACAGGCATTCCCATAAAGACTCCGATAAGAGAATCTCTTTCTGAATCGGACACATTAGGGCTTCCGAGTGGATAGCGAATCGACTCGAAGTTAGCTCTAGGGTAAGCGCGAAGAGCTAGGTAGAACGCCGCTTGTGTCGTAGCGTCTGCGCCGTTTTCTAGCGAAGTCTGAATGTTCTGGGCCAGTGATCCGTAAAGTGCAATAGAAGCGGGATCGTCGTCTGTAACTAGCTGGCCGTTCTTATAAGTAATCGTAATCGAATTACGAACGTCGCCCGCTCTGGTCGATGTTTGTAAACCGCTGGAATAAGCGTCTAAAGCTGAAAGATCGACGTAACCGTTCGCAGCTAGATAAGTGCCTCTTCTAGTCGAATCCGCATACCCGATGCGGCCTTCGGAATCTTCGTAGATGTAACCGAGTCCAGAAGTGGCTAAAGCTGAGACTAAAGAATAAGCATCTGTAACGCTTGCGCTTCTGGCGGTTAGCTCGTAATTCCCCGGGCGGTCGATCTCTCCGACTCCGCTATTTTCTGCGTTAGCCCATGTCGTCGTAGCGTCATAAGTTGCCCACGTTAAAGCTGCGGGAACTTCGTTCCAAGCTCCGTAAAGAATGCCATCAAGTACGTCGAAGATCTGATCGCCCTCGAAGTCCTTAGTAAGTACGCCTTCGGTAAGAACTTTAGGCAGACGCGAAAGCGCGCCCAGAGCTGTAACACTAATAGTCTGAACTAGACCGCCAGTTCCCGATCTTTCCACTGTCGTAAGAATGTCGCTTACACTTCCGCCGAAGATTGCTACTGGCGTGGCTGCGGAGTTCTCCACGAAGACAGTTATCCCAGAGTTAATCTCTACAGTGATCGGATCGTCGTCGATGTTAAGAATCGATAAACTACAGTAGCCCGCTACCGCTTGCTGGTAGATGTCGCGGCGGCCAGATTCGATCGTAAGATTCGCCAGAGTTATGTTCTTATACTCGACTCCATCGATAAGAACGCTCCAGACTGGAGTCCATAAGCTCATGCTATTAAGAACGCTCCCGCGCCAAGAGTGCCGCGCGCTTGCGATTTATTAACTACGTCGATGAGTGTTCTAGCTGCCTGTTCTGGATCTCCGACTATGCCCATGTTTAACGTAATGCGAGTAGCTGCGTTAGCTTCGCGTTCTGCTCGGAGTCTAGCTGTTTCGGCCTTTAATTCTTCACGACGTAAGATCGCCGCTTGCATAGCTGGAGAATAAGCAGACAGCGGCGCGCCTGTAAACGTAGGCGATCCAGCATTAGGGGCGAACGTACCGCCGCCGCCGCCGAATCCGCCGCTAATGATTCCACCCGAACCATCTTCACCGCCGAAGACTAATCCTTGGCTTTCGCTAGCACCGACGAAAGAAGCATTACTAGCACCGAATAATCTAGTTACTGGATTATCCTTAATAAGATCGATAACCTTCTTCGCGCCGTTATAGATAGAAGTTAATAAGCCGACGAACTTTCCGAAAGCTGTAACGAGTCCAGCGATCAGAGTTCCAAGTCCTTCTAATGCTGTCTTAAATTGTCCAGCGAGAAGCGGAACTAAATACTTTTTAGTAAAGTCCCAGACTTTCGCCAAGAGATCATAGAATGGCTGTAGTTCGACGGAGTTATCCGAGACGGCCTTCTTAATCTTGTCGAATGCGATTTTAAGTCCTTCGAGAATTGGCCCGACGATTTTAAGAATCTGCGGGATTATCTCTTTATACAAGAACTCCCACCAAGTTTTTAAGATCGGTAGCACGTCATCGCGAATCACTGTAAAGATCTGGCCGAATGCTGGCCCGAGTGTTTTACCTAAAGAATCGGCGAATCCTTGGATCGCTGGGATTCCCTTGTCCACGAAGCCAGACAGAAGCGGAGTAAGAGCATCTAAGACGTAAGAACCTACGGTCTCTTTTGCTTCATCGAATGCAACAGTAAGCCGCGCCATCTTTCCCTGAAAGGTCTCGGCTTGCTTAGAAGCTTGGCCCTCAAAAGTTTTAGCTAATGCCGCAGCTGCCGCGTCGAAGTTCTTGGACTTGATGATCGAGTCATCGATACCGACTCCCAGCTTCTTTAATGCGCCGAGATTGCCGTCGTAGGCTTTACCAAGAGCTTCGGAAACTGTTTTTAGATCTTTACCTGTTCCCGCTGCGATGTCTAGAGCTAAGGTCTGGAGTTCTTGCGCCTTCGTGACATCTTTCGTCGAGCGAATTAGTCGATCAAGCGACGGCCTCAAAACGTCGTCCGTAATTCCGTTAGCCAGTGCCGTCTGAGTTATGTAATTTTCTACAGCTGCGATCTGATCTTTCGTCGCGCCAGTAACGTTCTCTAAAGTCGTTGCGAGTTTAGCCTGAGCTGCTTCGTCCTCGATTGCGGACTTAACGCCATCGACCAGTAGAACGCCAGCATAAGCAGCCGCAGCCGCTCCAGCTGCAGCGAACGCAGCTCCCGCCTTTTTAGCGAAGCCGCCCATCTTAGATCCGAAGCCTTCGACTTCATTTTGTGCGCCTTTTACGCCCTTTTTTAATTCGTCGAAGTCCGCGTCGAAAGTAATCTTTATCTTAGGAATGCCAGCCATTAGTCCAGCCTCAATTCTTTCGCGATCTGTTGCACCATGAGCGCATACTCTCGGGCCACGACTGGGACATAGAAGTCGACAGCTGGAGCGATCCAGTAGCCGCGCTTATTGTAAGGAGTCTTAAATCTGTTCGTAAATGTTCGACCGATCGAGTCGACTCCGCCATGAGATCCGTATTCTGTTCCCCAGAGCAGCGCGCCAGCTGGAGCAGCTTGTCGACGTACTTTTCCTTTACCGCTTTTAGAAGCTTCTCCGCCATAAGGACGACCGACCTTCTTAGGGCCACCGATGTCGACACGAATAAGACGATCGCGTGGAGACTTGATCGTCTGGACTACTAACTTCGTCTGTGGAGCTGGAGCAGACAGTCCGCTCATCATGAGCTGGCCAGCTAGTCGCTGAGACATAGGCTGCGCTCGATCTCTTACGAGTTGCTGATACTCGGCGGGAAATGAACCGAGAAGCCCGAGAAGATTCTTAAACTCGTAAGGATCGACAGTAATGGCATAAGTGCCGCGGCCGCTTTTATCTGCCATTCTGCCTCTCCAAGATCTCTATAGCTGTGAGTAAATCTTCCGCCGTCTGCCATTCGCTCATCGGAATCTGGGTCGCTATTGCGACTTCGACGATGATCCGATTTAAGCTTCCGACGGGCCAGCTTTTGGGTCTGACTTCTTACTGTTAATTCCTTCTACAGTTTCGACCCAGATCTCGAAAGGCTTAACTGGATTCCCAGCTGCTTCGCGCTTCATAGCGTGATAAGCCAAGAATGTAAGCCCTTCGAGACCTAGCTTCGATTCTGCTTCGTTTACTGTTGCGTTAAACTTTCGTTCCCATTTAACCCATTCTGGAAGAGCTGCGACGTAGGTAGCTACGTCTCCCGATAGGTACTGGACTTCTAGTTCTAGCTTCATGTATTGCTCCCGATTCTATTTATTAGCTAAATGTCTCTGTAGGTGTTCCCACGACTGTAAAGCTCATGCTAACAGTCTGAGCGTCTGGCGATGATCCGCCCACGCTTGGGAATAGTGGAAGAACGTTAAAGCTAAAGACTGCGCCTGTTACAGCTGTTAGCGATACCGCTAAAGTCGTGTTAGGTGCTGTCTCTGCCGCTGTCCATAGAGCTTCGCAGAGTGAATCCGCTGCGCCCCAGTCTGCAAGCATCTCGACATCGAACGTCCACTGTGAATCGATCGACTTATAAGCCTTCGAGTAAAGAGTGTCGTAAGTTTCGATAGTAACGTCCGCTGAAAGCGTCGCGCTTGTCGCTTGCTCGTCGTAGTTCTTAGTCGCGATCGTCATAGCGAGATCGCGTCCAGTAATGACGGTCGTGGCCATTGTTTCTCCTTAGTTTGTTTGTGTGTAATAGGTGGAAAGCTGAATCTCGCCCGCGAGAATCTCTGACGCGCCTATCGTTAACGGAATCGGATTCGATACGTCTCCGACTTCATACCCTGACGGAACGGCCGCCAGAATGCTAATTACGAGCTTCTCCCAGTTATCGAGTGCGCTCTGATTATCGTAGATCGCTACGCCTACGCTTACTACTAGATTTACTTTTAGCTTTACGTTCGACTTACCTAAGAACGTAGGCTGTAAATACGGAACGCTAGGAGTGACTGCCGCGAATGGGACGATCGGAGCTTCTGGAACTGAGTCGTAAGTGTTAGCCGCTACGCCTTGGATCGCTGTCTTTAACGGAGTGCGAACGCTCGTAAGAATCGAAGAAGCTGGCATTAGCTGACCATCGTGTCGACATCGATGTAATTACCGAGAAGCCCGATAACTCGATTTAACAAGCTGCGGCCCATTCGATACGGCGAACTCTGGAAGTCCAGACCTTCGATCTGACCGCCCGCAGCTGTGCGAGATTGGAAGACTTCGATAGATACGGCGTAGATAGCGGACTCGATCGACGAGTTTCCGACGTAGAGAGTCGCAGCTGAATAACCGCTAAGAGTTGCCGTTCCGTTTGGAATAATCTGGCGACGAGTTACGTCTCCGCTCGTAAGAGCTGCGGAGAACGAACTGTCTGTAACTACTGTAAGAGTGTGAGTGGCTGTAAATGGAGCTGGAAGACCAGTTACGACGATCGACTGTCCGACGACGAAAGTGTGGACTCGTCGAGTGTAGAAGATCGCTACGTTATCTTTTAATTCGTACTCGATTACAGCTGTCGAGTTCTGAATAAGCAGCGGAAGAATCGCCTGTTCTGCGGTGTCGATTATGTCGTTTAAGTAATTGTCATCGTAGAGAGAAGAGCTAACGCCTAGGACGGATCGCAGCTGTGAGGCTGTAATAATTGCTGGCACGTTAGCTCTTCCCTTCTACTGCTCGCCTAGCTCGGGAGCGAACTAGGCGATGATCGATTTATTCGGATTACTGCTTGTTATTCTTAAATGCGCCAGCTGCGATCTTGGTAGCTAGTGCGCCATAACCGTAATAACCGACTGTGATCTGGCCAGAAGCGATTACGTCCGCGCGTAGACGGAAAGTAGGCCCTTCGTACCATGTGTAAGCGTCTGGGTTAACGACTAGAAGAGTTCCGTCGCCATCGCCCGCGTTAGTTGGATCGACGTAGAGATCAAGTCCCGCGACGTTTCCGATTAGTGAATCTGGACGAACTACACCGCCCGCATTCTGTGGCTGTGAAGCGTTATAAATTGGACGACCTGAATCGTTAAGTGTCATCAAGTTAGCCCACTGGCCAGTCGATGCGATAAGTGACTTCGCGAATGGACGTGGAAGTCCAGCTGTAGCTGAGTAAACAGAAGCAGCTCCGCGAGAGATAATTCCAAGTAGCTCGGCAGCTGTTGGATAAGTAGTGGTAGTAGTGCCGTCCGCTGTAGCTCCTGAGATTAGAAGACCGTTAACGTAAGCATTCTCGGCCTTGGCCTTAGCTGCCGCCATGTTGCGGATTAGTTCATCGAAGAACGCTGGAGAAGTACGATCCAAGAGTTCCACGCTGAAAGTTTGCTGTCCCGCGAACTTCTTAACGTCTACAGTAATGAAAGCTGCGTTCTGATCTGTGTCGCTCATTGGAGAAGCGTCTTCGGCTAGAACTGCCACTGTAGGAGCTTGGGTAATTTTCGGAATCTCGAAGCTCATGCCCGCATCTGGAAGAGTTCCGCGAGAGATCGCGTCGATCGATGGACGGATAGTAGTCGATAGTCCGTTAACTACTTCTGCCATCTGGCGAGTAGGTACTAGGCCCGCGTTATCTGTTGTGTTATCCGCTGCGAGTACGTACTGGCGAGCTTGATCGTCGCCAAGTGCTGCGCGAATTGTGTTTTCCACGTACTTAGCAGCTGTAAACTCTAAGCGTGGCTTGGTGAATGATCCGCCTACGATTGGCTTCGCTGCGGCTGTTGTTGACTGAGCAGCTTCGACCGTCTCGACGGTTTCCGCGTTTGTGACGGTGTTGTCCACTTCGT